TTACGCGACCGATGAGATGCTACAGGATGCCGCCGTGCTTGAAAATCGGATCATGGAAATCTACCCGGAAGAACTCGCTTTCCTGGTGGACAATTCCATTCTGAGCGGAACGGGCGTTGGTATGCCTTTGGGCATTCTCAACTCCGGCGCGACGGTTTCCGTTGCCAAAGAAGTCGGGCAGGCTGCCGCAACTATCGTTGCCGAGAACATTGATAAGATGTGGGCGCGGCGATGGCTTGGCGGGCGTAACTACGTCTGGATTATCAATCAAGATACTCTGCCGCAGTTGGTAGCGTTGAACAGGCCGGTGGGCACTGGTGGCGCATTGGTCTACTCGCCTCCGGGCGGGATGTCACAGGCTCCGTATGCTACGCTATACGGTGCGCCGGTTATTGAATCTGAACATGCTCAGACGCTGGGCACGGTTGGCGACATTATCCTTGCCGACCTGGGTCAGTATCAGATGATAGACAAGGGCGGGGTACAATCCGCGTCATCTATTCATGTGCAGTTTGTCACCGATGAGACTGTATTCAGATTTGTTTATCGCGTTGACGGGCAGCCGAAGTGGGATTCAGCACTTACGCCGCTGAATGGTAGCAATACCGTATCACCATTTGTCACGTTGGCAACGAGGGCATAGGAGAGATTTAGATATGACCACAAAATTCGAACTACACCAAGTACCGGCCATTTACCCGGTAGCCGATGCCTTCGCAGGTACTAATGCCACGGACATTATAAAGATGCCGGGCGAGGGTATCTTGTTTACCCGTTTCGACGGCGCTGGTGCGACCGGTACGGATACCGTGACCGTTCTGGCCTGTGACGATGTATCCGCGTCCAATACGCATGCGGTAGCATTCAAGTACAGGGTATCCACTACGCCGGATGTCTGGGGCGACTGGACGGAAGCGACCACGACAGGTTTTGCGACTACAGCAGGGGCAAATCAGATGTATCAAATCTGGGTTGCCGCTGAGGAGCTTGCCCACATTGGCTATGCTTATGTGAAAGTGGTATTCACTGAGCTAGTCAATTCCGAGGTTACCGGATGCGTAATAGCTACCCTTATCGGGGCGCGTTATTCTGAACAGCCGGAAAGTCTGATTGTTTAATTGATTGGGGCGGGCAATGCTCGCCCCTTCTACACAGGTTAGAACCCTGAAGGAAATATCATGGCAGAACTAAGAACAGCTCTATTCAGCCGCAAGCAAGCGGGCGGCTTCTTTATCGTTGACGATATTAAGCAGCATCCTGGTGCTATCTGGTTTGTTGATAGCGGCCACACATACGCCAGTGACGCCGCTGGTTTCGGGCGCACGCCTGACGCACCATTCGCAACCATTGATTATGCAGTCGGCATGTGTACGGCAAGCCAGGGTGACACGATCTATGTGATGCCAGGGCACGCCGAAACGGTAAGCGCGGCGGGTGGCCTCGACCTTGACGTGGCCGGCATTACAATCGTTGGCCTGGGCAATGGCTCATTACAGCCAACGGTAACGCTGGATACGGCAAATACCGCCGATGTGGATGTAGACGCGGCTAATATCACGGTCGAGAATATCCACTTTCGCGCCAACTTTGCCGACATTGTAGCGGCAATTGACGTAAACGCCGATGACTTCACCTTGCGCAATTGCCGATTCACTGAAGCGGCTGTAAACATGAACGCGCTCATCTGGGTGCAGGATGCAGCGGCTACGGCCTCCGACCGGATCACAATTGAGAATTGCCGGGCGCTTGCTCTGGACGCAGCCAATACGCACTTTGTGAACTTTGCCGGGACTGGTGACGGTCACCGGATTATCGGTAACGAGCTGATTGGCGACTGGGGCACAATTGCTATCGGCGGGGCTGGCGTGGTAACCAATGCGGTAGTGCGTGACAACGTTATGCACAACGCCAGCGCAACAAATGATAGTTGTATCAACTTTGCCGCAACCGCTACGGGTATCTGCATGCGCAACCTGATAGGTGGCGGCGCTGCTCAAGCTAATGGCGTTACCGCAACGGCGATGGCCCTGGCTCAAAACTACTACGGCGTAAGTGCCGAGGACTTGAGCGCCATTCTTGACCCGATAGCTACATAAGCGTAATGGAAATTGTCGAGGTTAGATTTGTAACGGATTGCCAGAGTGTCCAGACGGGGAATGAGTTTTACCCGTCTGGCGCTACGGCTCACTTTTTCGCATCTCAAGCAGGTGCGCTTGTTTCGACGGGCCATGTGGTGTTTGTTAATCCTCCCCCCAACGCCGAACCTTCTTTGCCGCATGGCCCTGATTATAGCGAGATGACTGTCAAGGAATTGAAACAGTTGGCGAGTGATATACCAGGATCAGCCAAGATGCGAAAGGCGGAGCTAATCGCCGCACTTGAGGAAAGCACATGACGAACGCAGTAAATAACAAGTTCAATTTAACCGCTACGATTGCCAATGGAGCCAGCTTGAGCGGGGCTGTTAATCTTGATGAACGCACGCCGGTCGCTTTGCTTATGCCCGCGGCTTGGACGGCAGCAAGTATAACCTTTCAGGCATCGCTTGACGGCACTACTTACTATGATGTTTACACGGAAGCGGGCGGCGAGTATACGCTCACCGTTGACGTTGACCAGTACATCATAATTGACCCGGTAGATTTGGCCGGGGCGCGGTATGTTAAAGTCAGAAGTGGCACGGGCGGCGCTGCTCAGAATCAGGCGGCTGCGCGTACTATCGGTCTTGTGGTGCGAGAGCTATGAGGCGGCTAATGCTCTGGTATCGTAAGAGCAAGCGCATCCTGGTATCGGCAGTTACGGGTGACGTGCTGCTGCTGGAAACAGGTGATAAGCTGCTGCTGGAAACAGGTGACGCGATCCTGATTGAGGTGATTACATAATGGCAGATACAAAGATAACGGCATTGGCTGAGTTGACCAGTGCGGCATCTACCGACCTGTTAGTTATCGTTGACGATCCAGGTGGGGCAGCGGTAACGAAGAAAATCACAATAGCCAACGCGCTCAACCTGGAATATGGCGGTATCTACGTAACAGCAGGGGCAGGCACGCAAGCATTAGCGGCGACAACCTGGACGAAGATCACGCAGTTCACCGCAGACGGTGACAGTTCAGGCGGGGTAACGCCTGCGCATGGCACGGATACCGTGACCGTTGCCGACGCGGGTGTCTATCATGTGTCGTTCCAGTGCAGCTATACCGGCACAAATCTCGCCGTCTATAACATTGCCGTGTATTGGGATGGCAACCGGCAGAATCAGGTACAGGTAAAGCGCAAGATTGGCACGGGCACGGATGTCGGCAGCGCGGGCACGGCGGGCCATGTTACCGTTGCCAGTGGCAGCACTGACTTCGAGCTATGGGTCTACGCGGCGGGCATTGCCGACTTTAATTTGGTTGAAGGGCAGTTGGTGGCAACGAAGGTCGGATAATGGCTTACACGACACCGCAGGCGCTTAGGGTATACAAGGACATTACAAGCTCGTCTGATGATGCGCTGCTGAATGACCTGATAGCGGCGGCTCAGGCCATGATTGACAGGCATTGCCGTAGAACCTTCGAGGCCAGTGCAGACACGACGCGATACTTTGATTATTCAGCGGAGTACATAGACGGGAGTACGCTGTGGCTTGACGAGGATTTATGCGCCATTACCACCGTTACCAATGGCGACGGCGTTGTGGTAGCTGCCGGAGAGCGCACAACTATACCGCGTAACAGCACGCCTTATCGTTGTATCCGCTTACTGAGTGACAGCGGCGTGACGTGGACATATGACGATGAATGGATGGATGCGATCTCCGTGACTGGCCGGTGGGCGTGGTCTACAACAGCGCCGGATGACATTGCACAAGCATGTGCGCGGTTGGCGGCATTTCTTTATAAGCAGCGGGACGCGCAGCTATTCGATGTGACCGCCATTGAAGCAGGCACTGTATTAACGCCGGTCGGTATCCCGGTAGATGTGAAGGTAACCTTGTTACCTTATGTGAGACCATGACGACATATGCGGCATTGGTATCAGCGATTAGCGGATTGAGCATCACGGGTGTGAATCGCTCAGAAGATAGCACGCCCAAT